GAAACGCGGAAGAAATAGAAGCACTTCTAAATGCTGCTAAACGCATGCTTGTTACATTCGACGAGCTGAAATGGTCGAATGACGAAAACCGGAAATCGAACGCTAAGGATTGCGAACAAGCCGCCTCTGAGCTGCACTGGAGAATTAAAAAGGTAGAGGAACGATTCAGCATTAAGAAGACATAACCCCGATACGGGCGATAGCAGCGAAAGCGGCTCGCGCGATGATCGCACCGAGAACGATTCCAATCGCCTGACCGGCGCCGAGCAAATTCAACAGGTCCAGCACGTTGCCAGAGAGAGCGCCGTAGTTATCGACAACAGCGGTTTTGACTTGCTCAGCGATCAGCGCGAGACCGGCATAACTGACGACACCGAGACCCAAGGAGAGCAGCACACGACGCGCGATAGGCCCAGCGAGCGCAACAAGGAAAACACCAAAATTAGCCATTGCGGACACCTCCGATGAAAAGCACGCCGGCAGAAAGCCAAGCGAGCGCCAGAACGAGCGGGCGCAGCGTGGTAGCGTACTGACAAAGCGGGTCGAAAGACATTTCGACCGCATGACCCATGACCGTAGCGGTCAAAGGAGCAGGACAAGAACCAGCACCGCCAAGCGAAACAGGGGAAATCAACGAAGGACCGCGAGATTCAGTTTGCAGGTCTTCAGCCGTTGGCTGGTCAAGATTCGCACAGCCGAGCGAAGCCGGGTATTTGTCACAATCGGTGGGCTGTGGTTCGGGGGTGTCCTGCGGTTGCGGGTCGTTGACCGGATTGCCTTGCGGATCGGTAATGGGCATTTCATAGACAACGACGGTGACCTGTCCGTTTGAGGCCGGGCTGATCTTTGCCATCGGCTGGGAGGTCGAGCCGTCGGGCTTGGTGTAGGGATCGCCGAGCGGCACGGTCGCCGGTTCGTAGACCGGGGCATCGACGGGGACGCCGACTTGAGGCGCGAGCTCTCGATAGACTTCGGGACTGGGTGCCGGCAGGGCATCGAAATCGGCCTGGGTGGCGGGGCGAGTGGTCGGAGCGGGTGTGCTCTCCGTTCCGCCAACGGTGCCGGGCCTCACGTCGGTTTGATCGTAGACGAAGCCCCCATAGGGAACGCCGCCAACGCAGCCGCCCGCTGAGTTGCAGTAGTTTTTGATGGTGTGTGTGACTTGACCGCCGCTATAAGAAACCGAGCCGCTTACATGACACTGACCACCAACGCCAGGAAGGCTGGGACACCAATAGGGGTAGTAGAGCTTCAACGAAGCCTCACAAGCCAAGTTGTAAGTATCGCCATAACCCGTACCGGCAGAGGTCGAGCATGAAGCAGTGCCCGTTCCCGGTTCCGATGGTGTACCCGGCACCGTGACTTGCCAGCCGCCGACCTGATCGGACCCGAGGCCGGCATCGCCTGCCCAGGTCAGGAGGGCGGCACCGACCAGCCAAGGATTAAGCCAGAGTGAGGTTCTGGCCGCTTGCGCAGCAGTGGAGGCAGGCGGGATGTAACCGGGGATGTTGATCCATTTGCCGTTGACGAGCACTTTGCCGGTGGCGGAGAAGTTGTTGCCTGCGAGTGAGGGGATGGTGAGCGGCTTGAAGGTGCCACCGCCGAGGCCCTCGACCGTGGGAGTAAGGGTTAAAGCGGCATGAACGGGCTTCGGCATAAAAAAAAATAACGTAGCCAGCAAGAGAGGGAGAAGGAGTCTGTTCATTTGAAAATCACCCAGGCGGGAAGGAGGACAGCAAGAAAGCCGGCAATCATGTACATGTCGAAATTCATGACGCGGCCCGCCCGAGTTGCTTCAAGCCCCAAGCCACCGCCATAGCAGCAACAACGCCCCATCCCAAAATGGCGCCGTCTGTAAAATTGGAAGCAGGATCGCCAGCAGCATCAGACGCGGTGAGCGTGATGGGCTTCATCGCGGCGACACCAGCGGCACCGCTTTGGACGCCACCGGGCAGCATGCAGTAAATCGTAGAGCCGTAGCCGGGGCCGAGGTTATAAAGCTGAGGCGTAGCGGCTGAATCGCTCGCGCCTTGGCAGTACAGGTCATAGATCATGATTTCCCCTTAGGACTGTTCCCGCTGCACCCTCAACGAAGATGCAGCGAGACGGCACTAAACCGACCTAAAAGAGAGCTTAGGTCGCACGCTTCATGTACTTGAAAGCCGCGATACTGATGACAATGATCAGCGCCAGAGCGGCAACCGCGAGGGCATCCGTTTTGGCATCGGTCATGGCCGTGGTCACTTCAGCCGGGACAGCAGCAAAGGCTTGACCAGTGGTCACAGCAAGGCCCGTACCGACCGCCACGACTTTGCCAGTTGCATTGTCGATGACGTTGTGAACCTTCTCTTTGGCGTACTCGTAGGCGTTGCGGATAGCATCAAATGCACGTTTGAACATGGTTATTACTCCTTGAATTTTCGCTGGCTAGGCGAAGGTTGAGCCGATCCGGGAGCCATCCAGAACGGTTTTTTCCCCGAAGGGAAAGCGAAGCGATAAGACCCAACCAAATAGACACCGGCAAGGCCGCAAAGAAACAAAAACAAAGCAAGTTGCAAAAGCAACACGCACATGTCAATCCTTGAAAATCGGTAGCTGGCGCTGTTGAAAAATCCGCTTGGCGATCTTGGCGGCGCGCATGATGCGGGCTTGTTCAATCTGCGCGGGGGTGGCTTTGGGCTTCATGGATTTGGCCCATTTCTGGACCATTTTGGGGTGGCCGTACATCACGCGGCCCTCCTATTCATGACCAACTTCACGCCGGCCTGAGACGTTTTGTTTGGCTTTATCAAAGATGTTTGTTTATTTGCAAACAAACAAGGGTCCATGCCGATGGGTTTGACTTGGGGCAACAGCTCCCGCATGCGACGATGAAAATCATGATCCGTCATCACGCGGCCCTCTCGCTTTACCACCATGCGGGCTGTTCAAACGGCTTCATTTCGATCAAGCGAGGGCGGATATTGAGAGTGCGGACGTTGCAGCGGTGGCTGATGTCGATGCCGAAAGGAAGCAAGTCCTTGCGGAGACGTTGGAACGTACGGCGATTGATACGACCGTCACGCCACGCGGCTTCGTAGTCCATGCCGTTACGCCATGCCTGAACACACGTGGCCAAGCGAACCGGTAAGGTGTCGGCAAGGTGATCAGCAGTAGGAAGATTTTCGCCAGGAAGGATGGGGGCGAACTTTTCAGTGAAGATGATGTTTTCCATGTCGGGGCTCCATTTATCGAGCGTGGCGAGTTCTAAGCGTGTGAGTTCGTCGGTTCTAAGGGTGAGTTCGAGCCGAAGGATGTAGCCTTCTCGGCGTTGAAGTTCGTCGGCCAATTCGTTGAGGTTGTGACGACGCATGTCGGCAAGCTTGTCGTAAACCTTGACCGACCAGTTTTGAGTGACCCATGCGCAGCCGGTTGGGTAGGGATGGACTTGCGCACGGCCTATGCTGTGCTGAGCAGCCCAGTCTATGTAAGCGGCAGCGTCAGCTGCAGTGCCGAAACTGAAATTGCAGGTAAGGTCGACTCGACGAAGTGCGAGGGTTTCGGAGTTCTGAAAGTAAGTGTCCGTCGAGTCGCCCAGCAGCTGGAGCACGTTTTTGGCTGCGTCCTGTACATGCAGACCGAACAGGTTGTTAGCCGCTCCAAACCGTCCGAGGTTTCCATCAAGGTGAAGGATTCCGTGCTGGCGTCCATCATCGTTTAACGCTCCAGTCTCAAGAAAACGCCCCCTGATCTTGCTGGCGCTGCTGGTTTGTTTAAAATCGACCCATGCGCGGCGCTCCCAATCCACATCCCGGCCAGTGGTGCGCATGATGCGCGACCGCCAAGCCGAGGGTTGATAGGTAAAAGCGGAGTCAGCCACTTTGAGCCAGTCGCAGAACACGGGGAGTTGTGACGACATTTTTGTCGCGAAATACGAGTGTTACTGAGACTCGTATTTCTTAAGCCGCCGCCTTGACGGCCTGCTGATGCGGCACCAGCAGGGGTTTGATCTGGAGCGAACCAAAGCGACCGGACTGGATGCTGGAAGGGTGAAGAATGTAATCACCCAGGGCGTAGGGTGCGGCCTGCTTTTCCAGCATAAGCATCATCTGCGTGGGGTACGGGTGCGGCTTGCCGTCCTCGCCTACCAAATGAATCCATGCGGCCTGTTCGCGAATCTCGTAGGGGCGCTGGTTTTTGCCGATGCCTGATTTCGTGTGAACGGCGGTCGATGCGATGGTGATTTTGAGCATGATGGGTTCCTTGAGTCGGTTGGATGCCTACAAGTGTAGGTATGCACACGATGCCTACGAAGTTTAGTTATTGTCAACTACTTTTTGGAGCTATGATTCGGGCCACGAGGTGAAGCCATGTCACAAACGCAACAGTTGATCGAAAAGGTACGGACAAAACTAAACGGCGCGACAGACTACAGAATCGCGCAAGCCCTTGATATTCCTACAGGAATTGTCCATTACTACGTGAAAGGCGATCGCGAGGCCGACACCTACACCTGCGCCAAAATCGCGGAAATCCTCGATCGCGATCCCCTCGAAGTCATCGCCCAGGTCGAAGCGGAGGCGGCACGCACCGAGAAAAAGCGCGAGTACTGGCGCAGTTTTTTTTCTGGTTTGAAGCGCAGAGCGCACGTCGTCGCGCTATGCGTGACGCTCGGTTTTTCCGCAGCCGGGCACTGGGATGGCGGAGCCGCTAAGGGCGGTTTTTATCGTCCGCGTAGATTCGCATAATGGGCAGTTATATCAAATACTTATCGAAACTTCTTGAGAAATAGCTAACTCCGTAGCGCGGTACACAGAAAAGCCCCAGTGGATCCACTGGGGCTTTTTTTCGTCTTGCTCAGACCGGTGCTGCGCCGGATACCCTCTCGCCGGATGGCGGCGAGACCCCTACGGGGCTTCGGGGCACATCCGGCTTGGTTCCGTCATCGAAACCCCGGGCTAGGCCGCCCGGCAATGACTGCGTCGAGGTTTGCAGGGGCTGGGTTTGGCTTGCAGGTGGAGGCTGACGGTAAGGGTCATAGTAGAGACCTGCAGCACGCTGGCGGCATTGTTCGTCAGGTACCCATACCGGCGTCTGCTGTTGGCTGTAGCAGGTGCAACGCTTGCTCGATGCGATGCAGCCTTGAATCTCAGGGGCGACGACAGGCGGGGCCACGGACGCGTATAGCGGGGCACTGAGCGGGTTTTGTGCATCGGTCGGGGTCATGGCCTCGATTATCCGCGCGGGAACGCCCACGGACGCCGATATCGCCCCCGTTCGCGGCTCCGCCGCGACCGTGGCCGATCCGGCAACCGGCAAGGATTTGGGCACCTCTTCCTTGGCCAAAGCCCCCCCGATACGCCCAACAGTATGCCAGGCGAGATAGGCACCAATCAGAAGGCCACCGACGATGACAAAAACCGCCTTCGGCAGCTTGGGGCGGGGCGGCTTCGTGTGCAGCTCAGCGGACTTGTACAGATGGTAAACATCAGCCGGCAGCTTGTACTTGCGGCGAGACCCAAGGCTATAACTCGCCTTGTCGTCCTCATTCATCACCTCGGATTTTTCGATGCGCTCACGGCCCAAAAACGTCTTGCGCAAGAAGATATGCAAGCCCCCTTTGACGAGCTTCCGGATGTTGGCATCGAGAAGCCCGGAGCCTTGGGTAATCAGGATGAAATCGAGACCCTTATGCCGGTGGGTTTCGAAGGCAGAGACATAGGGCGGGACCTTGGAGCCAGTCGCGCGCGGCCTGAAAAACTGCTGGCATTCATCAATCACGACCACCGCGCCGGGCGGGAAAGAAAAATTGTGTTCGGACGTCCCCTGCGCGTTGAATTCTTCGATGGTCCATTCTTCCAGCTTGGGAAGCGGAGAGTGATCGAGCGTAAAGCCCTTGATGTTCGTGAAGATCGGCCGGCCGGCATATTGAGTAATCAGAAGCTTGACCGTCAACGCGGTCTTGCCGAGACCTGGGCCACCTGTAATGAGCGTAATCATAGTACGAAGATACCATTGTTAATTGTTAGATAACGGTTATCATACAGTTATCGAACAGGAGGGTTACAATCATGGCCATGAACAACTATGAACGTCAAAAAGCACACAGAGCAC